TCTTGAGGAGATTCCTAAGTTCCAAACCTTGCTGTACAATGTCAACATTGTCTTCTGTGGCATCATCGTCGCTTCTAATCGCTGAAGATCGTTTGAGTGTTTCGGTCATTGTTATTGTGTTGATGGTGTCATATGTTTCTTCGTCTTCCTCTAGGTCTTCGATTCTCAGTGTTTCTGGGTTAAATTTTAAGTCTACCTTACTGCCAACACCACTACTTGAACGTGTTTTCATGAACTGTATCTGATATCTACCACGTTCTCTCATGGCATTACTTGTAAATATACCCACAACATTATCTGCTGTTTGTATTTTACTAATACCACCTGCAATATGACTGTGATCAAACTCTATTTCCTCTACTGCACCTCTGTTTAACTGCGATGCTGTGACTAACAGTACATTTAATTCTACTGCTAAGTTACGCAACTCTTCAGATACATACTTGTCTTTAATAAACAAGTCACTTGGTGACACTTTTCCACTAATTGGCATCATCAAATCCAAGTAATCTACCAATAATGCGTCTACTTTGATGCCTGTTTGTATCTCATATTCTCTCAAAAACGACCTAATATCATTGGCATTTACACCATTGCTCATCTGTTTTATGCGGAATTTACCTGCACCTTTACCTTTCATTACTACTTTTAGGTGAACATCATCCATGTTTTTCATGACATCTCTGGTTGCATATTCACTGACCATAGCATCAATACGCATACTTGACAGTTGTTCACTTAACTCTAGACTCAAATAAACAGTATTAAGTCCTGCTTGACTCCAGTTTACACCTAAGTTTTGTAAAAACAAACTCTTACCTGCACCTGAACCACCTGCAAATACTGTAAGTTCTCCCCTATTAAGTCCACCATATAACTTTTGATCGAAGTTTTTCCAGCCTGTGCTTATTGCTCCTGCTTGATCTTTAATCCATTGTAATCTTTCTTTAGGATTTTCATAATAATCTAAACCAAAATCACTTACTAAACCTACGCCAGTTGCTTCTTTGATAAGTGCCTCTACACTACCATAGTCTTTATTTTCTAATAAGTCTGTACTATCTAGTATTGCTTTTTCTAATGCTTTATGTCTACAGAATGTTTCAAACTCATCCATAAACCAACTCATATGACTGTCATGTGCATCTTCAACTGGCTTTAATTCTATGCCGTTCACTGCTTCTAGTTGTTCTAGTGTCGGAATACTAGCATATTTGTTAGCATGGTCTTTTAAAAACTCTACTGCTTCTCTGTATTTTCTATTAAACATGTAAGGCTCAACGATATTGTTTACCCTTACGAATACATCAGGATCTGTAACTAAAAATCTTAGAAACAGTTCTTGTATATCTTCGCCGTATTCTTTTATATCACTCATAACATTTTACTCTGTACTTCAATCTTAATTTTATTTGCGACAGCATATTTAATTATACTAGATAATGTCAAAAGTCTGCCATATTTGAGTACCGCATCACCAACATCTTTTATATCAGTGTGCCAAGGCGGGAAACTTACTTCCCACCCTAGTTCAGCGGCCTGCCTTATTAAATCTTTACCTGGTGCATCTCTGTCCGGGCAAAGTATTACTCTTTTATTTAACGAATTTATCTGTTGTATCTGTCTTTCGTTCATGGTATTACCTAATACACTTACACCATCTATTAGTATAGCATCAATAACACCTTCTGTTACTACTACAATGTCTCTATCTGAATAAATGTATTTGTCTATATTAAACACATATCCTGCTTGACTGTTGTTAATATATTTAGGTGTTTCTTTTGTAGGTGGATTTATATGCCTACCTACATATCCTACTACTTCTTGGTTGTAGTAGAATGGTATTATTAATCTGTTCTTTAACATAAAGTCATCACAAATAAACAAATCATAATTTGTGTCTAGCAGTTTTCTATCTTTTGCATATAACATTATGTTTTCGTGTGCTTTGTTGTATGGCAGTTTAGGAATATCTCTGACGTTTACTACATTTGGTAATTCTACTGGTTTAAATTTTTCATAGTTTATTACAATATCATCAAGTTCGCTATCAAACTCTTCGATCTTCATAAGTTCTAGTACAAGTTTCTTTACACTTTCATTAGTTGCACCTAACTTTACAACTAAGTCCTTATACTTTTTACCAATCTTTTTGCTAGGACTCCATCCTGTAGAGAAGCCACAGTTAAAACAGTTATACGCAATCTTAGGACCAGTGGCAATTACACCTGCTCTACCTCTTCTATCGTTACACATAGGGCAACTAAAAGTTACCCAACCAGCAGGTGTCTTTTTATGCTTATGCGGTATATGAGATGTTAGTAACTCGTGTACCTGTTGTATTGCGTCAGAGTGCTCCATTGCTGTTATTATACTAGATTATATGTATGAAGTCAAGTTAAAATCTATCAGTTTTATATCTTGTGCATACTTCTCTAGTACACGATCTTTCATGTTATTATCAAATGCAGATACATCGTCTAAATCATCTACTGGGAAATGATAATCGAGTATGTACTCGCTTTTTATGTTAAATGTTTTATGTAAAAAATCACTTATATCTTCTAAATGTACAAATTTATTAATTAAGTTTATGTTGTCTTGATATGTTCCTATATAAGATGGCTCGTGATAAAACAATTCGCTGTTTACATAGTCACTAAAAGTTATATTTTCATACACATCTTTTTGAATGATGGCTTTCCATCTAAATATACTGCGTTCTCTTGTAAATGGATTTCGTACAAACATGATATTTTGTAAATTACTATCAAACTCATTTAAATCAAACATATGATGAGGTGCGGCATAATCCAATAAATTATGATCAAATAATTTTTTCCCTATCCACCGTGTGCCACACCTAGTAGGAAACACACAGGCGTGGATGCCGTTGTTCAACTTATGCATAGTAATATTTAATTTCTGAGGAGGATTTTATCAAATGATCCTGAATTAGTTGGACCAGGAGAATATTTAAATCTTAAGAAATTAAAGTTGCCTGTGAAACTGTAATAAGTTACACCAGACACATTTGCCATTGGTATTCTTTCTAAATTGTTGACTACAGGAACACTTGCCCAATTGGAATCATCGCTTGATGGTGCTTGTAAACTTAAACTACCTTCTACAAAAACATTACCTGTAAATGTAGTTGAGTATAAGCCTATTGTATGAGTTGCATCTCTAAAGTTTTTGTGTTGATTACCTTCGAATGAACCACTAGTGAATTCATTTGCGGCATCACCGTTGCCAGTATTTTTAGTTTGGCTCCAAACATTTGCAACCTGCGTTGCTACTGGAGTTGGGTTTGCATCATTCTTTACTATTAATGTGCAAAGTATTCCATTATTGTAATCAGAATAGATCGGAGTCTTAGTGCCATCGTCTGCAACATTTTTAAATGAAACTTTGTATTGCCCTTCAACTAAGGAATTCATATCTTCTTCTGACAGTTTGAGTTCTGCTGTACCTTTATTAAGACCAGGTACTGCAAACCTTGTCAATACTTTTTCGTTAGTAGAGTATTTGATAATGTCTGCTTGTATATCATTATTATACACATTTTCTTTTTTTCTATCTTGATTTGTAATATTGATGTACACGATATTGTCCATACCTTTGTGTACTATAAATTCTTTTCTGTTCATACTTCTGTTATCCACATAATAATTTTCCTGCTTCTTTACAAGATTCAGTGTGTTTGATTGATACATTAATAGTGTTAAATTGCTCATACATGTTCATTCCTTATAATGTATTTATCTACAAAGGTATAAATAAAAATATGCAGGACCAACAGGAAATACAAGAAAAGTTTCCTTTCTTTACTATGCTTACTTATGGTGAGAAGGAATACTTTGGTATAGTTCAAAATCAAGACAATGCAGTCACATCTTTCTACGATTATAATGTGCTAGTTGCACCCGAAGAAAAGAAACAATTTGTAGAATTAGGAGAAACATGGTGGTGGGAAAGTAATCGGCAAATCCCTATTGATGTGTTTTTATTTAATGAGATGAGAGAATTTAGGAATTGTTTAAAAACATTCAATAACAAAGATATAGATGTTATATTTGGTCCAGTGACCAGCATTCATAATCTAGTTAAGAAAAGAATTAAAAGAAGAACAATTCAATTAGTCAAGAAGGCTGACTAACTTATTTAACTGAACAATTATTGCCATCGCATAACTATATGCATGAGACTTCTTAAAGGAGTATGTGTCATTGTCACCTTTGATCCAAACTTCCTTTTCAATATCACTCCAACTTTTGCCGACTAAATGTCTTTTACCAGGCCTTATCATTGCAAGTATCATTGCTAGTTGATCTATGTTTGTAGGCTTATGTTGGTTTACAATATCAAAATGATTACTAATATGAAATAGTTGCTCTACTATTTCTTTAGCACCAAATAAATCCCATACAGGTTCTTGACTACATAATCTATCTAACTCCTGCTCTGATTCTATATTGTTGTATACACTATTGTTTAGTACATCTAATTTAAAATAACCTAAATCATCTGCTTCTTTGTGATCAATATTACTTAACCCTGTTACAGGATCATGGGGTATAGGCTGTATATAAACGCCTGTGTTGTGTTTTTCCATGCCACCTGGACGTTTGATACTACCTGTGATATTATCTAACACACAAAGCAGTTTATCGCGGTTAGCCATATCGATATCTACATCAAAATCAATCTTCACTGAACAATAAACTCCACTTCATTAGTTTTTCTTTTTTAACTGCCATACGTTTTTGTATTTGTTCATCAGTAACAAGGCCGCCATTTTTGAGTATATCTATCATACACATGACATCGCCGATCTCATCTTGTAATTGTTTATAATCACACGGTTCGTCAAATCTTATCATTTTGCTACATGCCTGAATAAGTTCTGCACATTCCTCCATTGTGATTACTAACATTTCTTCTCGTTTTTTCATATCTCTTTACCTTTAAATTCTTCTGCAAGTGGAAATATGTTTGCTATAACATCTGCTACTGCATGAGCAATGTCAATGTGCTCTTGCTGTGTACCATTTGCACCACGTAATTCAATGTAGTGAATCCAACTACGCAACGTACCGTTAACATACATTCTGCTCATTGTATTACCTTCTGGTAATACTGCTCTTGCTTGTTCTTTAGCAATACCGTTTTCTATTGCCCAAGTATATGTGTCTGTTGCTTGTCTAATTAGATCCTCTTGTTTTTGTCTCCATTCCAACTCTAACTCTTCGTTATCTGTTTTAATACTGTTCTGTCTATTTTTAAGATCTTGTAATCTAGCCTCACGGATTTCAAAACTTAGATCCTGTGTAGGGTCAGCATAACGTTGACTAAACTCTTGGAAACTAAAACTTCTGTGCCTTAGTATTTGACGTGCAATGTCTCTGGTGGTTTCTATTTCCAGACATGCTGATACCATTTCAAGTGGTGACCAATGTTTGTGCTTCATCAAATACTTCACAAGTTTTTCATTTGTTTCTATATTATTTTGATTGTTTGGGTTACTCACCCTGGCGCAATAGGCTATTAAGTCTAATGCTGAATGTTTGTGCAAAGCATCATTATATGGTGCTTGGCTGTGACTTACTATTTTTACGTTCATAATCCTGACGCCTCCGCTATGTCTTGTACTAGATTAACTTCTTCTGTGTTTTTTAAAAATATTCTTTTCCAAAATCCTGGATCAGCAATATCCTTT